CGCACAACCGATTTAATCAATAAAATGATAAATGCTACATTGATTAATAGAATAAGTATTAAAAACTCAAATTTGGCTTGTTTTCACACAACGAAAGAAAATAAAGAAAAACTTAATAATTTGCCAGAAGATCAAAAGCAAGAAATTAGAAAAATTGTAAAAGATAATTTTGGAATTAAAGAGATTGAATATATTTATTAACCTTAAATTAAATTAATTATGAATAAATTATTAAATACACAACTTTATAATAGAAAATGCCTAGTAATAGCCAACAACCCAGCTGCTCAAAGTTATGAGGAAGCTTTAAAAAAAGAAGAGGTTATAAAGATGGATAATACTATATTCTATCAAGGAAATTCAATATATAGAGAGTACATTCATCCTTGTAATATTTATCAAAATATAGGAAAACCCCTAACTTTAGATAGGGTTTTAAAGGGACTGGGTAACTTAATAAAGCAAGATAATCATAATGTTGTAATGGAGGTAGATACAGGAACTGGTTATGACTCTGTAACAATATCATTAACTCAAGGGGATGAGGTTCTTTATTTTAAGTGGAGCTTAGGTAAGTTACTTGAACAACAAGCGGAGCATAGCCAAGAAGATCTAAAAGAAATACTATCTTCTTTCTTTTTATTGGACATCAATGGGCTTACAGCATTTTTAAAAAATAAAAAATCAACTTAAATTAAAATAATTATGACTATATTTACAGATATTCAGTATCGCAGAAATCAATTAATAAGAAAAGGTTTAAACCCCAGTTCTTTAGTTTTAATAACTAATCAAAGAACAATGTATCATATTCTATATGATGCTGGAGTAGATAAAAAATTACTTAAAGACTCTAAAAATACTCAACAATTTTATGGGATGAAAGTTATTATTATAAAAAGTGACAATTTCCAACACAACCTTGATTTACATTTTGAAATACATGAATTAATAAACCATGACTAAATACGAGAACATAGAAGCGGAGCAAGTAATAATCGGATCTGCTATAATGAATAATAGCCTACTTCTAAATATAGCTGATATTTTAGAAGAAAAGCATTTTTATTATGAAGAGCATAAGATTATCTGGAGGGAGTTTATAAGAATAGGAAAAGAAGGCGGAACTGCTGACCCTGTAACCCTAAAGGGTTGCTTAAATAATGTAGCTTTTAAGCACCTAGGGGGCAGTAAATACCTTTCAATATTAATACAATTAGCAAGTGGAACTGCCGATATAAGAGGTTATGCAAAAACACTAATTGAGCTGTGGAAAAAAAGAGAATTAGAAGTTTTGATTGAGAATTGCAAGGAGTCATTACAAGACAAGAATTTTGATTATTTATCTTCTAAATTACAGAACGATATGCTAAAATTGGATAGTAATAATCCAGTTCAAAAGGTGCAACATATATCAGAGGTAATTACTGATATTGAAAATGATGAAAGGAGTTTACTAGATAATGATTTTGTAACAACAGGTTTTAATAAATTAAATAATATATTAAATGGCGGTTTTTATAAGAAGCAATTAGTTGTAATTGGTGCTAGACCTTCCGTTGGTAAAACTTCCATCGCTCAACAAATGATATTAAAAGCTAGTGATTCAGGTAAGAAATGCCTGTTTATATCACTAGAAGTTGATAAAAAAAATGTATTCCTAAAATTTGTTAGTAATATGGTTAGTATTGATGGCTATAAACTACAAATCAGAAAATTTAATCAATCAGAATTAGAATCAATCAAACAAGCTAAAAAGAATCTAAGAGAATTAAATATTTATGTTAATGATTCATCATCTCTTAATGTATCACAGATTGAAAACATAATCAAAAAGCAATTAGAAATAGAGCCAGTAGATATGGTTTTTATTGATTATATCCAGATCATAAGATTTTTAAATCAAGGTAATTTTAATGAAGCTAGTGCCATAAAAGAGAACACAAGCCGATTAAAAGAAATAGCTAAAAAGTATAATGTAGGAGTTGTAGCATTAGCACAAATTAGCCGTAAAGGAGTTGAGAATAACCAAGAGCCAACAGTTAATGATTTAAAAGGTTCGGGTGGTATTGAAGAAGATGCGGATGTTGCTATATTATTACACAGGGACAAAAACCAAGAAGAGAGCGGAGGCTATTTTTCTAATAATGGAAAGTTAATAATTGCCAAAAATAGGCACGGAGCAACAGGGGTCGTCGGCTTTGAGTTTGAAGGTAAGTTTTCAAGATTTACAGAATCAGTAAATAATTTTTAACATGGAGCATATAAGCAAACCAATAAAAAAGATATTAAAGAAAATTAAAGATCAAATTAAATTAAAATAATTCTTGACTAACATAGTTTAATATACTACACTAATAATGTAATCAATTAAAATTAATAAAAAAATGAACCCTTTTGAATTAATGTTTAAATACAACCAGACTGAAAAAGAATGTTTAGAGTCGGTTAAAATAAATGGATTAGCTTTGCAATTTGTTTTACATAAAACTCCTGAAATAGTATTGGAGGCGGTAAGGCAAAATCCTAAGGCTAAGCAATTTATACTCGGATCTTGCTTTGATCAAAGAGCTACAACAGATCAGAAAAAAGAATTTAACAATTTAATAAATAATTATGAAAAGAATAATTTATAAATCAGCACAATTTTTATTGTGGATTTTTTTAATATATCTAGGATTTTCAGGAATGGCAAATGGCATTAGTAAATGCGATGTAGCAACTGGCATTGAATACAAGAAATGTCTAGGAGTTTAAAAAAATTTAAATTAAAAAACTATGACTAATAAACTAATAAAAAAACACGGATCAGACAATGTCGAGCTATTAGGAAATACCTTTATAGCAGAATATATCGAAACTAACGATATTAATCCAAATGATAAACAAAAAGAATTAATGAAAAGATTATTTAACAAGTTTGTTAGGCGGAGCAAAAAGGAATCAGGAAAAGAATTTGCATTGCCAATAGAACAAAATCTTGATTGTTTAAAGTTAGATATAGAAGATGTATTTGAATATAAGGCAGAAGGAAGAAAGAATTGACATTAAGGAACGAGGATATATAATAAAGCTATTTCAATTAATATCTAAACAAATGACAGAAGAAGCAAAGGACTTAGGAGGAAGACCATTATTATTTGAATCAACAGAAGAATTACAAAAAAAAATAGATGAGTTTTATGATTGGATAAAAGAAAATGAAAAACCTATGACTTTAGGGCGGTTAGCAGTTTTTCTTAATTGCACCACGAACACAATAAGAAATTACCAAGAGAATCAGCAGTTTTTTAGTACCATCGAAAAAGTTAGGCAACATATACTAGCAGATAAAGAGGAAAGACTTAATGAAGGCAAGGCAACGGCAGGGATCATATTTGACCTTTGTAACAACAATAAAGACTTATACACCAACAAGGAGAGAGATGGCAACGATAAAATCATCAATGTTTACACTAATTCACCAGTTAAATAATGGATTTACTAGATAACAAAACAATCATTAAAAGAGTATCACCAACAACATTAGAGGCATTATTGAAGCTAGAAGATAAGAACCTAATTATAAAAAGCTTAATTAACAAGCTATTACCCATCTTCCCATCATTAGATCTTGAAGAATACAAAAAGATTAACAAAGAAATCATTAAATTGATTGATTCCAAGCCAAAAACACAAAAAAAATAAACCCTTATCCAACAAGGGAAAAATGCCAAGTCATCACCGTGTGGCGTGTGTAAACAAAATTATTTTATATTTTACTTGACACTTTAAAAACCATAGTTTATACTTAGTTCAGTAATTAATTAAAATCAATAAAACGAACATGACAAATAATAATGATCAAAATTCTATTTTCAATAAATATCAAATTGAAATTGCTCAATCTCTTTTTAATAGAGAGATTGACAAAATTACTGATGAAGCAACTCATAATTTATCTGATCTTGATCATTTAAAAAATTATAATGATCTATGTTTAAGATCAGAGCCAATAATTGATAATATCAAGGATTATCAAGAAAAGATAAATCAGGAGATTAAAAGATTGCTAAGTATCAAATAATATATCGATGAGAATTAATAAAAACGCTTACTTAAAAGATTTTACTTGACACTTTAAAAACCATAGTTTATACTTAGTTCAGTAATTAATTAAATTTTAACTCAAATCAAAAAAACTATGACTAACTTAAATAATAAATTAACTCCAGAAGGAAAGCAAATGCAATATAGAATTGCTTTAGAAATGGTAAATAATGATTTAGAGCCTACACCAGAAAATATAGAACTAACTTTTGAAAATATCTTAAAAAGAAAGTCAAAAACAATAGAGGAAGAAAGAAACATTGTAAGAAGTTTATTAAAACCTGAAAGAATGGCGGAAATAGATAAAAGAGTTAAATTAAAATTATATTAAAAATATGGCGGTCAGCTCTGCGGAGCAGTCTAAATTCATGATTTAGAAAGGTTTGGTAGAATTCCAAAGATGCGTCACCAAATGAAAAACTATGAAAAAAATAATATTACGCTCATTACAAGCAGAAAGACCAAAAAACACAATTATTTTTTTTGATCTGGAAGATTTGTTTAGTACTGATAGATTAGAGTCTATCAGAAATGATTGCTATTGTAAAAAAGAATTTGCAAAAGAATTAAAACAAGCTATTGACCATATAGAAATAGAACTACATCAAGGTTATTATTCTGATTATTGCGTCTCACCTATTTTTATAAAAACTAATTTCAATGATTTTTATGACAAAACCATATTTCCCTTAGTTAAATACAAAGAACAAGGATATAAAATGAGGGAAGCTAACTTAACTTATAATTATTATTTATCAGAAGAAGAAGCACAAAAAGAAATAGATGAATTAAAAACAGAGATAGAAAATTGGTTAAATGAGATAGATCAAGAAAGAGAAGAAGAAGTGCGTCAAATACCATAAAAAAAAGGGGAAAATAAAAATAAATATTTTACTTGACACTTTAGAATTACCTGTTTATACTTAGCTTAGTAATTAATTAAATTTTAATTTAAATTAAAAAAACTATGAAAATTAAAAGTCGCAGAAATTTAGCAATCGCACTCAAAGAATCACCAGTGAATCTAAATAATATATCACGCAATTTAACTAAAGTAGTTGATTTGTGGATTCGTATGGGTGCAGTTGTAATTGATCAAGGCAAATTAAAACTTAAATAAAAAAACTATGACTAACACAAAAAAATTAAAAGAATTAAAAATAGTGGCAAAAAGACTGCTACAAAACTTCACAGTAGAAAGAATGGATAATTTTATTAGTAGATTTGAAGAAGTAACAAAAACAACGATTGACGGAACATCAAGGATATCAGTAGTTATTATTCAAAATTTAGCAAAAGATGTTTTAAAAATATATGGCAGTTCAAAGCTATAATATAAGAGGGAGGATAAATAAAAAACCTCCCTTAAAACTTAAATAAAAAAACTATGAAATTCTGCACTAAAACACAAGACTTACTAAAAGCATATAACAAAGCAACAAATGATTTATTAATCGAGCTACTAGAAAGATCAGGATATTCAGATACATGCTTTTATAAATATGAAAACCGAAAACCTAAAGGTTGCAAATCAGATGAAGGGACAGAATTTCAAGCGGGCGATGGCTCTGACGATGGAGAAACAATATCAGGCTATTGGGTAGGCGGAGACATTGGGGACATTTTAGTAATCAATGAGGAGTGGTTTATAAAGCCAGAAATACTGAAGCAAGCCGTAGAATTAAAAACGGCTAATATCGAAGATGTATTTGATTATTATGATTATGAATATGAAGAAACAGAGAATCAAAGACCAGTATTAACTTTTAAAAATTGGTATAAATTAAAATAAAATATAAATTACAAATGGAAAAAATAATATTATACTCATTGAAAACAGTAAGACCAAAAGGAAAGTCAAAATTGCCGAAGTTATGGAAAGAGGCTTTGTAATTACTGGTATTTATTCTTTTAGAGGAAAATCAAAGATTGAAAAGATTTTAGAAAATATAAGATCAAGACCCTTTGTCACAGTCACAAAAGAGGAATAAGAGATGCTAGAAAATTATTTATCAAAATCAAAAATTTAGGCTATTATGTTAAGTAGAGAGGAGAGAGGAGAGAGAATAAAAGAAGGTCAAGCCAGATCTAACAAGACAACAGGCAGACCAAAGAAAGATACAAGCGAACTTAAAAAGCAAATCCTAGATCTAAAAAATACTATGACCATCAAAGATATATCTAAAAAGTTAGGTTATAGCAGGCAGGGGATTTATTATATCTTGAATAATTAAAAATGAACATAACACTTCCCTATAATTACCAAGTAAGGGACTATCAAACGCCTTTATGGGATGCAGTAACCATAGAAGGATACAAAAGAGCAATCTATGTATGGCATAGAAGAGCAGGGAAAGACTTGTTTGGGCTTAATCTTATAATCCTTTATGCTTTAGCTGGAACACCTGGAACATACTGGCATATTTTCCCTACATACAATCAAGGCAAGAAAGCAATATGGAGTGAGTCAGATATTGAGGGACGGAAATATCTTGACTATATACCAAAAGAACTAATCAAACGCCAGAACAATCAAGAAATGAAGATTGAATTTCACAACGGTTCAGTCTATCAAATAGTAGGGTCGGATAATGTAGATGCTTTAAGGGGTGCTGGTATTAAAGGAGCTGTATTTTCAGAGTATGCAGAACAAAGACCTAGTGCTTGGGAGGTAATACAACCAATGCTTATGGCAACTGATGGTTGGGCTTTGTTTAATTTCACACCAAAAGGACATAATCATTCTTACGAGTTGTTTGAGATGGCTAAGAATAATAAAAAATGGTTCTCTCAAGTATTGACTGTTGACGATACTAAAGAACAAGTATTTACAAATGAGCAAATAGAACAGATCAAGCAAGAGTTTATACAAAGAGGAAAGACACTAGATTTATTTAATCAAGAATATTACTGTAGCTTTAATAGTGCCATAGAGGGAGCATATTATTCATCACAAATAAACAAAGCAAAAGAAGAGGGAAGAATTACAAACCTACCTTACGAATCAAGCTTGACAGTCGATACCTTCTGGGATTTAGGGGTAAATGATACAACGGCTATATGGTTCACTCAACAAATAGGAAACGAAGTCAGAATAATAGATTATTTGGAAGATAGCGGCAGGGGTTTAGATAGTTATATTAAAGAATTAAAAGAGAAACCATATATTTACGGAAATCACAATGCCCCACACGATATAAGAGTTAGAGAGTTTACAAGTGGTCGCTCTAGGTATGATATAGCATGGGATTTAGGTATAGCATTTGATGTAGTGCCGAATATTCCTGTTGCAGACGGAATTAACGCTGTAAGGGCGATATTTCATAAATGTATATTTGATCAAACTAAGTGTAAGAAAGGATTACTAGCATTACAAAACTATAAAAAGCAATTTGACGAAATAAGAAACTGCTTTAAAGACAAACCTCTTCACGATTGGTCAAGTAATGGGGCTGATGCTTTTAGATATTTAGCAGTAGGAATAGATGAGAAGAATTTCTTACAAAATAAAAGTCAAGCAGATTATGCTATTACTTGACAATAAAACAAGTTTTACTATAATAATATTTATTTAACTTAATATTTTAATTATGGGCGGTAGTAATGCAATTAGGCGCGGTAGTAATGTAATTAGGCAGGTAGCCAATTTAACCTTACCAGGTATGATAGCAGAAGGAGCAAAAAGAAAGAAAAAGCAAGCAAGAGAAAGAGCAAACGCAACAGCAACTAGATTAGAGCAAGAAGCAGAAGTAGCACAGAAACTCCAAGAACAAGAAGAGAAGACAGAGGTAGCTCAAGAATCAGTAAGAAAGCAAAAAGCAAGAGCAAGGCGTAGAACTATCTTTGCAGGACAACCTTTAGAGCAAAACATATTTAGAAAAACTTTAGGAGGCTAATGACTAATGCAAAAGAATTAATTAGGAAAGCCAATTCACTATCTGCCGAAAGATCAAACTTTGAAACAGAATGGCAAGATGTGGCTGATATATTCAGACCAACAAAAGCTAACATAACTATTGATAGGTCAAAAGGCGATAAAGAAAATATAACAAGACTTTTTGAATCCGCACCAATTAACTTTGTTCATCAATTAAAATCAATTATTATTGGTGTATTCTTCAATAGATCAATCAAACCTATATCAATAACAGCTAAATCAGAAGATATAAACGAAGATCAAGAAGTAAAAGACTGGATAAGTGAATTTACTGATATGGTTCTGAAAACTATGTTTGACCCCAAAACAGGTTTTGAAAGAGCTTTAAGTGAAGCGGTGGCAGATGATATAGTATTCGGAACAATAGCAACATTAATTGAAGAGGGTAAGAAATCACCTATTAAATATCATACTTTAAATATTAAAAATTTCTTAATTGCTGAAAATGATGAAGGTGATGTTGATTATGTAGTTATTAAAGATAAAATGACTGCAAAGCAGATGATCCAGAAATGGGGAGAGGAGAATGTACACGAAAAGGTAAAAAAGGCTTTTGATAAAGACCCCTTTACAGAATTTCCAGTACAATTACACATCTTACCAAGAGAAGAAAGAGATAAAAACAAAATAGATAAGTTAAATAAAGAAATAGCAGGTTTTTGGATAGATGAAAAACACCAACTTATAATTGAAGAATTAGGGTGGAATTCTATGCCAGTAGCTATCGGAAGAAGCGAGAAAGCAACAGGAGAGATTTACGGAACTTCAAGGGGTATGATAGCATTGGCAGATGGTAGGCAGATAAACCAGATGTCAAGACAATTAAACGAAGCAACAGAAAAAACATTAAACCCTCCTTTAAATGTAAATGCTACATATTCTAAAAGAATCAACTTGAAACCTGGTGCATTAAATAGACCAGATGCGAAGGCACTGCCAGCAGGAAGAACGCCTATTGAACAAATCTTAACCATTGGTAATATTCCACTAACTCAAGACTTAATCCAAAGAAAGGAACAAAACATAAGAGAAATATTTTTCTTAGATAAGTTAAAAATCTTTGACGATCCAAGAGCAACAGCAACGCAAATCTTAGAACTAAGAGCAGAAACATTTAGAATAATGGGCGACTTTATTTTTGGTATTGTAGATTACACAGAGCAGATATTAACTAGAACTTTTGATATTCTATTTAATAAAATCTATATGCAAAATGCAGATGGTCAATTCATAATCAAGGATAATACTTTATTTGATAAAGAAATACCGTCAGTGTTATTAGAAAATCCAGAACTAAAAATTAATTATCAAAATCCAATTACTCAATCGCAAAAATTAAACGAATCAGCATCTATTGAAAAACTACTAGCAGGAGTTATGAATCTTGCACAAGTAAACCCAGAGATATTAGATAATATTGATTTTGACAAGGTAGTTAGTAAGTCAGCAGATATTTTAGGAATTGATCCAGATATAATTAAAAATCCTGTTTTAGTAAAAAGGGAAAGAGAGCAACGACAGGAACAATCCCAAGAGCAACAGCAATTAGAACAAGAGGCTCAAGCGGTGGATACTGCTAGTAAAGCAAAACAATCGCAATTAATATGACCGAAGAACAGCTAAATAAAATATTCCAACAAGCATTTGAAACAGAAAACGGAAAGATTGTTTTAGAAAACTTACAAAGAGTAATACTAGAAACAACCCCCTTTTCTCAAAGGGCAGAAGATACCACTACCGATTCCTTACTTCGTGATGGAGCAAGGGAATTATATAATTATATCCTTTCTAGAGTTAGAGAGGAAATAACAAACAATTAATTTACTATGACCGACCAAATAGAAAATACAGAAAGCGTAGAGACTGCACCAGTTGAAACAAACAATGAAACAGTTAATGAAACAAGTTTTATTGACCAGATAACAGATGAAGAAATAAAAAATTCAAAATCATTATCTAACTTTAAAGATATAAATGGACTAGCAAAAAGCTATATAAACCTAGAAAAGAAACTAGGATCACCTAAAGAGCCAGAGACTTTTTCACCAGAAGATTATTCTTATGAATTACCAGAGAATTACAAAGCTAATGATGATTTATTAAATCCTATAAAAGAGAAAGCGATTGAATTAGGAGTAAAACCAGAAGCATTTAAACAGCTAGTAGAAACCTTTACAGGTAAAGAAAGCGAGTTATTAAATAATATGCAAGCAGAATCAGATGCTAAAATTACTGAAATGCAAGAGGGTTTAAAAAAGGAATGGGGATCAGCTTATGACCATAATCTAAAAGAAGCAGAAAACACTTTTCAAAGATTCGCATCAGAGAGCGATCAAGAGGCTTTTGCCAATCTTCCACCAGAGGGGCAGTTTGCAGTTGCTAAAATTATGCACAATGTGGGAAAACAGATTGCAGAACCAACACAAGGAAGTATAGGAAGTCAAAAAACAACCTTGACAAAAGAAAATGCTTTAACTAAAATAAATGAAATTAGAATGTCTAAAGATTTAGACCCTAATACAAAAGAAAGAGAGCTTGCAAAATTATATCCTATTGCTTATGCAGATCAGTCAGCAGAATCATTAGGGATAGTTTCTAGCTTTTCTTCTTTTTAAGATGATTGTCCATATAAGTAAGAGGTAGCTCTTGAGTCTTTGAAAATTGATGGGTAGCAATTTGAGATGCGAATAATCGCAATTTAAATGTTATTTAATTAATTTCAAAGACTCAAACAATGTCAAATACTCAAAATCAAATTCATGTAAAACAGTTTAAGGACGATATTATCCAGGCTGTACAACAAAACAATGTCCGTTTAGACGGAACAGTAAGAAGAAAAGAATCTGTGAAAGCAGAAGAATTCTTTTTTCATAAACTAGGTTCTTTAAACTTAGAAGAAAAGATTGGTAGAAATCCAGAAACTCCTTATTTAGATCCTATTCATTCAAGAAGAAAGATGACACCAGCACCTTTTCACGGCTCTTTATTTATTGATGATTTCGATACCGCTAGATCGACCATTTCTGGTTTAGAAAGTGATTATATGAAAGCATTATTAAATGCTGCCAAAAGGAAGAAAGATGATGTAATTATCGCTGCCGCAACTGGTAAAGCATTTGAAGGTAAAGATGGTAATGTTGCAGTTAATTTCCCTAGCTCTCAAGTCGTCTCAACTCCTGCTTCTGGCTTAACTGCTGATAGAATCCTTAATGGTCGTGAGATCATTAGATCGGCTGATGTTGATCCAGATGAGAAGCTATATTGTGTTTTAACAGCTAAACAACATAGACAGTTAGAAGATGATAATAAAATTATCAATAGGGACTTTACAGCGGGTGCGGTACTAGATAAAGGCATTATCGGTGTATGGAACAATATTAACTTCATCTTATCAGAAAGATTACTTCTTGACTCAAATGGAGATAGAGATGTTTTACTTTATACTGAAAACGCTTTAGGCTTCGCAATGGCAAATGATATTACAATGAAAGTTGGTGAAAATGTCGAGAGATCATTCACTAAAACAATGTATATCAAATTAGACATTGGAGCGACTAGAGTAGAGGACGAAAAAATCGTTCGTATTCCTTGCACAGAATCTTAATATTAACTTTAAATAAAATAAAATTATGGCTATTGTAAACAAAAAAGGAACAATAAACCTTGACGGCTTAGATCAAGATACTTTGATTATGCCAAATGCTAAAACTTCAAAAGGTATTATTAGAACTTCTATTGATACCCTAGAAATTAACGCAACTGACGATGACACTTCAACTTATCGAATCGCCAGAATCCCCTCTAATGCTGTATTAACAGACATTACCATTAAAAACGATGCTATCACAGGAGGTACAGATTTTTTCTTAGGCTTCTATGATATTGATGAGGGTGTAGCTATTGATGCTAATGCATTACTTGGTACAACTTCTTTAGCTTCGGCAGGCTCTATTGATGGATTAGGTTCTATTGATATTGCTAATATTGGTAAAGAGGTTTGGGAGTTAGCTGGACTAACAGAAAACCCTCACAAATTAGTTGATATAGTTTTGACTGGTAATACAGTTGGAACTGCATCAGGTACTGTAACAGGTATTGTAAAATATACCCTATAACAAAGCAGGGGGAGAAATCCCCCTCAATTTTTTTATTATGTCTGTATCAAAAACTTCTATTTGTAATAAAGCATTAAGAAAATTAGGAGCTAAGGCTTTAATAAGCATTGATACAGATACTTCACCAGAAGCCACTCTATGCAAAGCAAGCTATGATACGGTTCTTTTAGAGGTTCTAAGAATGCACAACTGGAACTTTGCCATATTCCGTCAATCATTAAATTTAGATGCATCTGGCACTCCTGTGTTTCAATATACAAACAGATTTATATTACCAACAATTCCAATCTTTATAAAATTACTTTCGGTAGAAAATGATATTGATTTTAAACTAGAAAATAATTTCCTTGTTACAAATGAACCAACTGTAAATATTAGATTTATTGGTAAAGAAACAGACCCTAATAAATATGATTCTTTATTCATAGAGGCTTTTTCTTCAAAATTAGCTTATGAGATAGCTTACTCTTTGACTTCTGATGAAACTAGAACAGCTAGAATTAAACAAGATTTTATAGAAACATTATCTCTAGCGAGAGAAAGAGACAACCAAGAGGATAATGATATAGCAGACACTTCTAGTTCTTTTAGTGCTTCAAGGGTGACTGGCTTTAATTTTGGCAATAATATTAATGGTATAACTTTTTCATAATGCCTAGAGCTTCGGAGATAAGAACAAACTTTACAGCAGGAGAGTTAAGCACATTAATAAACTCAAGAACGCAATTTCAGAGGTATTTTAATGGTTCAGAAACTCTTGAGAATTGGGTAGTATTAACACAAGGACCAATATTTCGTAGAAAAGGTTTTAGATTTCTAGCGGAAGTAAAAGACTCAACTAAAAGAACTAGACTCATTCCCTTTGAATTTAGCACAGTGCAAACTTACACAATCGAATTAGGAGCAGGTTATTTACGCTTCTTCTCTGCTCAAGGGCAAGTTTTAGATAGTGGTTCAAATATATTAGAAATATCCAATCCTTATTTAGAATCAGAACTATTTGATATTAAGTTTGTACAAGATAGTGATGTAATTTACATGGTACATCCAAACCACCCTATTCAAAAATTAATTAGGGTAGCATCTAATAACTTTACATTAAATCCAGTAGATTTAGTAAGAGGTCCATATATAGACGAGAATATAATATCAACAGACGAAGTAAGATTGACAGGTAACGGATGGTCAGAAGGTGCAACATTAACCTTAACAGCATCAGGTGGCCATACACCTTTTACTTCTAATCATGTAGGGGGGTTATGGAAAGTAAAAAGTGGCACAGATATTGCTCATGTAAAAATAACTGGGTTTACTAGCTCAACAGTAGTGACAGTAGTAGCTCAAAACGATGTACCTCAAAGCCTACACAATACTGCAAGCTTTAACTGGTCGGAAGGTGAGTTTAGTAATGCTAGAGGCTTTGCAGGTGCGATCACCTTCCACGAGCAGAGAATGATCTTAGCAGGCCAAAGGGTTTGGTTTTCTAAATCCAATGCAGATTATGAAAATTTTGAAGTAGGAACGAATGCCGATGACCCTTTTGTGATAACAATCGCATCACAAAGAGGAGATCCGATAAGGTGGTTATTTTCTGATCAAGCTCTATTTGTAGGTACTGCTAGCTCAATATTTAGAATTATAAGCTCAAGAAATAGCCCCGCCTTAGCACCAGATGATATAGATGCAAAAAGGCAAATATCTTATGGTTGCTCCAACATTCAACCTGAATTAGTAGGACAATCTCCTATTTATATGCAGAAGAACAATAAAACAGCAAGATTAATTACTTTTGATATTGATAGTGATAAATACAAGGCAATAGATATTACTGTTGATTCTGACCATATAACAGATGGGGGCATTACCTCTTTTGAATATCAGCAAATTCCACTATCTTCATTATGGACAGTAAGAACAGACGGACAAATCGCAAGATTAACACTAGAACAAGATCAAGAAGTACAGGCATGGTCAAGATATGTTACACAAGGAAACTTTGAATCAGTGGCAATAGTAAGTGATGCAGAAGATAATGATGAAATTTACGCAATAGTAAAACGAACTATAAATGGAGTAGTTAAAAGGTTTGTAGAAGTGCAAGAGCCTAATTATAAAGTAGATAATTTAAATCGTTTCTATGTTGATTCTGGACTTAGTTATAATGGCACACAATCAAGTACAATAACTATATCAGGAAATACATTTACAGCAGATTCTTCTACTTTCCAATCTGGCGATATAGGAAAAGAAATTCACCAATTAATAGGTAAAGGCAGAGCAAAAATAACAGGGTTTACAGACTCTCAAAATGTAACTGTCAGCATAATAGAAACTTTCTCTAGTGCAACATTACTACCTAATGAATGGGCTATTGCTATTAAAAATATAACTGGATCAGAACATTTAGAGGGCGAAACAGTAGCTATTAATTCAGATGGTGCAACAGTACCAAGTAAAATTGTTAGTGGTGGAGAAGTAGAAATTGATAGTGCAGGATCAATTATCCATATTGGATTGCCTTATTCTTCTAAGCAAAAGAATATGCCTATTGAATCCTTAGCTTTAAGTGGCATGATAGGAACATCACAACATAAAGACAAAAGAATTCACGAGATAGTAGTTAGATTTGCAGATACGTTAGGAGGGAAAATAATTGATGGGGCAGGTAATGAAGTTATTATTCCTGCTAGGAGTCTAAATAACAATATGAATGAAGCACCTCCTTTATTTAACGGAGATCAAGAAATAAAAGTTGCCACAGGTTGGGATAAGTTGGGTCAAATTGAAATTATCCAAGATGAACCACAACCTATGACAATTAAAAGTATAACTTATAAAGTAACTATAAATGATAAATAAAAAGTTTAACATCGCACATATAGACTTAATAAATACCAAAATAGATTATCCTAGTTTAGATGTTTTAAAAGAAGAAGTTTATCCTTTAGACTGTGACGAAGCTAAAACTTATATCATAGATGATAAGATAATATTTGCTTGCGGTATAAAGTGGGTTAGGCAAGGAGTGGGGCATTGTTGGGTAATTCCTAGTGTTTATGTTGATAAATACCCTAAAGGCTTTTATATTGAGATTAACAAACTATTAAATGAATATTCTAAAAAAATGAATCTTCATAGAATACAAACTACAATTACAGATGATTTTGTGAATTGGATTGAAAAGTTAGGTTTTCATCGTGAATCAGTGTTAGAAAAAATAACATTTGACAAGAAAGATGAATATATGTATGTAAAATTCTTTTAATATGGCAACAGGTGCAGTAATAGCAGGAACAGCGATTGCAGGAGGCGGACAGATATTTGGAGGCATACAAGCTAAAAAACAATCTAAACGCCAAGCTAGAGCCTTACAACAACAAGCGGCTTTCCAAAGAGAGCAAGCACAACTAGAAAGAGAGTTAGGAGAATTTGATGCATTACAACAATCAAGAGCATTTGATAAATTAATGGGTCGCCAAAGACTATCTTTTGCAGCAAGTGGCGTAAAATTAGAAGGTTCACCATTAGACATATTAGATGAAAGTTTAAGAGATAAAGAAGAGACTATTGAGAATATAAGAACACTTGCAGAAAGTAGAGCAAGAGCATTAGAATTTGGAGCTGGTCAATTAGGGCAAGAAGCTAAAGATACTAGAAGAGCAGGAAGAAATGCTTTGATAGGGTCAATATTTGGTGCGTTTGACACAGGTTTACAAGGAGCATCGAAAGTGGGTGCTTTTAAAGCAGATAGATAATGGTGAAAATTCCAACAAGTCCAGGAGTACAAGCAAGACCACAACAGGTAACACCTACGGTCAGACAACCAGTAGATACAGGTGAGCGGTTTATTGCTCAAGGTATTACTCAATTAGGTTCAGCAATAGCAGGAATAGGACAACAAGCTATGATCCAAGAACAGCGAGATCAAGAAGCGTTTAATGCAAGTCAAGTTTTACAATATAAAAACCAATTAAGACGATTTGACAATCAAGAAAAGATCGCTTTAAGTGAAGCAGGAGCAAATCAAGATGTAATTACTAAGAGCAAGCAAGATATATTAGATAGAAGAAAACTGTTTACCGATGAATTAAAACAACAATTCGGAGATAATAAGCAGGTTCAAGCATTAATAGAAAGAGAAAGCCAATCAAGTTTAGTAGATTTAGAATTTAATGTTGATAAAGATTTATCCAGAAAAAGAAAAACTTACGGAGAAAATCAATTTTACGGTTCTGTATCAGATTTAAGAAATGATTTTGAAAATACACAATCACCAGAAGAATTAGCAAGTATAGCTAATGAATTACAAACCCTACAAGCCACAGCCTTAAATGCTGGTATAGTGGATATGAAAGACATTGAAAGGCTAGAAAAAGATTTTAAAACTATAAGAAAAGAAAGAGAGCAGGAAGCCTTGCAAGAAGCAACCTTTATAAATGCCACACAAGGAAATCTACTTCTTGATTCGACAGATAAAAATGATAGAAAAGTAATAAATAAAGGCTTTGAAAAATACAGAGAATTAACAGATGATCCAGAAGGTTTAGCAAGAGATATTTCTGTAAATACTGGCATAGTGCCAGATGTATATAAAAAAGGTTTAAATTCAATGTTATTTGTAGGTAATCCAGATAGAAAAATTGAATCAGCAAACGAAATAATAAATTTAATTAGAGAAAATCCAACCTTAGACCGTCAATTTGATGATAAAACTAAAGCACTTGCACAAGCTATTGAAAGTAGGATAAATGTAGGTTTAAGTAGTGAGGAAGTTGTTAAATTTGCAGAAGATGAAATAAATAAAAACAAAGACAAAAATAAGATAATAAGACAGCAAGAATTTGAGTTAGATTATTCAAAAAAGGGGAAAAAATTTATTGAAACAATAAATGATATAACTGATGAAATAAAAGATAAGTCAGGAATATTTTTTGAAGCAGAAACACCAAAAGAAATGTCCTTTGATGTTTTAACAATAGCAAAAGATTATTATATTAATAATGGTTCAGATATAGATGATGCAATAGAGCTTGCAACAGAAAAAGTAAAATCAAGATGGGCTATTACAAATATAGGAGGCGAAAGATACCAGAAATTTGCACCAGAAGCAGAATATCCCAATATGACAAGTAAAGAGCTAAGGCAACAAGCAAGAAATTTTGCAGGAAAATATTTATCAGATAAATCAGTAATAAAAGATAATATTAGAGCGGTTATAATACCAGATAGCTTGAACACAAATAAGCCTAATTATAATTTACTTATAGAAGATGAATTTGGTAAAATAGATAATATTAGAGATGAAAGCAATAATCCAGTAGTTTGGACTCCTGATATTACAAAAACAGAAAGATACAAGGAAGTGCCAAAAGAAACAAGAGAATCTTTAAATGAATTGAGTAAGAAAGAATTTATAAAACAAGATAGAGCTAATAAAAAACAAAGAGAAGAGAATAGAAAAAGACTTCAAAAATTACACATACAATATAGATGAGTTATTTTAAAGATATTGAATTCTTACAGCAACAACAACAGAAAAAACCAAAGATAATTAATCAGCCTATAAAACAAGAAAAGCCTAAAAAGGGTGCTTTGCAATCTTTTAAAGATGAATTTGTTTTACAAAATACTATTACCTCAACATTAAATAATGCCTTATCAAATAACATAGAAGATCAAGAAGAAGATATAAATTATGATATAGGGGGCAAAATAATAGGAACTAAATATGAGCCATACGCAGATAGCTTTATAGGTAAAGTTTATAATGATGCACAATTTAATAATATATCCACCAAAATAGATAGAGAATTAGAATTACGAGAAAATAACGATCCAGTATGGGGCACTGTTGGAGCAATAGCAGGAGGGGTATTAGATCCTATCAATTTAATTCCTATTGGTGGTACAGCTTATAAAACATTTAAAACTGGTAAAACATTAAAAGGAGCAATTAGAGGTGCAGAAATTGGAGCTATAAGTGAAGCGGCAACCGAAACAATATTGCAATCACAACAAGAAACTAGAACAATGGAGGAATCAGTTATTAATGTTGCTGGTGGTGTTGTATTAGGTGGTCTTGTAGGTGGATTGGCAGGAAAGTTTTCTAAAACAGAATTTGAAGAATTAAGTCAGAGACTAGAAAAAGACTTGCAAAAGTCAGATGATGATTTTGTACCTTTAACTATGCAGGAAAGAGAAACCACTTTAGAGCAAGAAACTATTGCAGGAGGTGTAGGAACAAAAGGATTAGTTAAATCAACAGCTTTTATAAATCCAGTATTGAGAACATTTGAAAATTCTCCATCTTTAAAAGCAAGAAAAACATTACCTAAGTTAGTTAGAAACAATGTATTTTTAACAAAAAACGAAGAGGGCATAAGAACGGATGCTTCGGCAGAAATAGCGATAAAAAAATATGACGCAGGGTTAGGAACAGCAATCGAGGGTGCAATAAATAATTATAAACAGTATGCAAAGCAAAAAGGAGTAGGTGGGGGGAAAAGATTTTTTAACATAGGTATAGATAAGTTTTATGATGAAGTGTCTCTAGCGATGATTAGAGGTGATAAATCAGATATTCCAGAAGTAGAAGCAACAGCAAGGCTTTTTAGAAAAGAAGTATTTGACCCATTAAAAGAAGAAGCTATTGAGCAAGGTTTATTGCCAAGAGATGTTAAGGTTGAAACAGCAACCTCTTATTTAATGAGAAAATACAACACAGAAAAAATTATCTCACAAGAAAAGGATTTTAAAAATCTGATCAGAAAAGGTGCAAAAGAAAGATTAATCCCACAGTTACAAGGTAAACTTAGAAAAAAAGAAGAAGCTATTATTAGTCAAGTAGGAGAAATAAACATAAGAATAGCAGAAATAGAAGATAAAATATCCAAGACTAAAAAAGCAAAATTGCAAGAAGCGAGAAAGGGAGCAAAAAAAAATTTTACAGATGATGAATTACTAAATTATTTAAAATTTTACAAAGAAGCTAAAAAAACTTTAAGAACAGTAAAACCAAAATCAATACTGCAATATCTAAGACAAAATGGAGGAGTTTATGACGACAGAGGAGAGCTTGCTAATATGGGAATTACAAACAAAACTCACATTGGATTATTAAGGAAGCAAGCTATATCAACAAACACAATTAAAAATGAAAATGGGGAAATCCAAAAAATAAACAAAGATATTACTTTAGATAGTGCTACTCAAAGATTGTGGGAAAACGGATATTTTCCAGAGCATATCGAGAGACCAGAAATTAATGACTTATTAGAAGCTATTGACGATGAGTTAGCAGGCAATTCTAGATTTAGTGAATTTGATATGGAAAAAGTGCTAGAATTAGAAGATGCAAATAATTTTTTACAAGAAATAGATGAATTAGGTATAGATATAGATAAAATAATTGAAGCAGAAAAAATAGGAAAAAGCGGAGGTGTAGAGCAAGTAGATATAAAAACTGAAAAAACCGATTTAATTACAAGTAAAATAACAACAAAAACGATAAAAAAACAATTATCGAACTCCATAGCAAAACACGAGTTATTCAAATTAAAAGCAAAAAAGCAAAGACTAGAAAAGTTATTTGAAGATCAAAAAAGTAAAAATCAAATTTTATTTGGTAAACAAATTGACGATACAAAACTAAAAGATATTGACTCACAAATTGCAAAAGCAACTGACCCAGAAGAATTGGCAAGATTACAAAATTTTAGATCAGTAATTGAAAAAGGTTTACAAGATGTTAAATCAGGTTTTGCAGGGGAGGAATTTATAGATGATATTGTAAATAGTGTTTATGATAAAATAAGGGGAGTAGAAAGAAAAGGGGGTGCGAGTATGCCTTATGATATAGCTATTGGAGTTAGAGGACCAGCAAAAGAAAGAGTATTAACATTTGTAACAGATGAGGAGTTAAGACCATTTCTTGATACTGATATTACAAGAATTGCTAAATCTTACACAAGAACATTAGCAACAGATGTAGAAATTAAAAGAAGATTTGGAGATGTAAATTTAGAAACACAAATAAGAGAAATAAACGAAGAATACACAGAATTAAGAAAAAAAGCAAAAACTGAAAAAGAATTACAAAAATTAAATAAACAAGAAAAGGAAGATATTAAAACAATAGAAACTTTGCGAGATGTATTGAGAGGGCAATATAGAAGTAGTGATCCAGATGGTATTTTTACAAAAGGGACACAAGCTGTAAGAACTCTTAATTACGTGACTAAACTAGGTGGAGTAGTTTTTTCTTCTATCGCAGACATAACAAGACATAATACAGTACATGGTTTAAATAGAGTATTTGGCAAAGGATTAAAAACATTAATTACTAATGTAAAAGCAGTTAAATTATCAGCAAAAGATGCAGGATTGACGGGACAATATAAAGAAAATATATTAGGACAAAGAACAGCGGTAATGGCAGATTTAAATAATCCTTATAATAGAGATTCTAAATTTTCAGTAATGATGGATTATTTTGCGGAAAATTTTAGTAAATTAAATGGTTTAAATTATTGGAATAATTACCAAAAAGGTTTTGCTTCAATGCTTACTCAAGAGAGGTTAATAACTAATATCAGAAACTTTGATAATATAAAAAAGAAAGAAAGAACTTATATGGCTTTTCTTGGTATTGATAAAGATAATATTAGCATTTTACAAGACCAGATCAAAAAACATTCTTTTGATGAAAAAGGTTTTCCCATTGCTAACCTTGAAAAGTGGGGCAATAAAGATGCATTACGATTATATCAAAATGCTTTAAATATGGATGTAGAAAGAACTATTGTAACAAAAGGAGTAGGAGATGTGCCATTATTTATGAATACAGAAGTTGGTAAAACAATTATGCAGTTTAAATCTTTCAGTTTAGCGGCTCATCAACAAGTTTTAATTGCAGGATTGCAACAAAAAGATGCGGCGGCAGTGTTAGGCTTTACTTCAGCTATTGCGGCAGGGATGCTAGTTTATTATTTAAAATCGGTTGCAGCAGGAAGGGAAATTTCAGACGATCCAGAAGTTTGGATTACAGAGGGTTTAGATAGATCAGGTTTAATTCCAGTAATAATGGAAGTAAACGGAGTTATGGATAAAGTTGGACTTGGGGCAGGTTCTCTATTAACTGACAAGCCTTTATCAAGATTTCAGTCAAGAAATTTAGCAGGTACTTTAGCAGGCCCATCATTTGGATTAGTAAATGATGCAGGTGTTATTCTTTCAATGATAAGTAGGGGCGAAATATCAGAATCAGATGCAAGGACTATTAGAAGAAATATTCCTTTGCAAAATATAACTTATCTCCGTAAAATATTTGATGAGTTAGAACAAGCTTTAATAACTAAATAATGACTATAGCAGAAACAACATCACAAACTAGAAATAGCTACACAGGAAACGGAATAGCAACCGTTTATAATTTTACTTTCATAGTATTAGAAGAGTCAAACCAAGTTTTAAACAGGGATTACACAATTGAAGTAATTCTTTCTGAAAATAATATTG